CCCTTCGACTTGACGTAAGAGACAACCCCCGACCACCCCAAAAGAAGTGATTACAATGGCAACCAAGAAAACCAGCATGTTTACCCTAACAGAACGAGTAACGATCAGCGCCGCAGACACTGATACGTTCGCAACTATTGACCTCGGCTCTTATGTCGACGTCGGCGACCGTCAAGCCCTTCAGGTGCATTCGGTCGATTTCATCTTTCAGGGAACTTTGCCTTCAAGCGGATTGCCCGGCGTTCTTGGTGGAAGCAGCGACATCAAATGTCAAGTGACCGATCTCAACCGAGGCGGCCTTGTCTTTGCTGATGACCGTGCTTTGGTGGCCTCTGGTGTCCTCAACTACGACACCGATGGCTTCCTTTCCCAAGACGCCGACATGTACCCCGACAACTACGGCAAAGGTTCTGATGATGGCCGATACGTCGTCAACGACCAACTCTACGTCACCGGCCGCACTTCGGCCCTTGCTGGTGGGCAATCCGTCAACGTCGTTGTTCGAGTGAACGCCTCCATCGTGACCCTCACCGCCAAGGACTTCATGGCTATCGCAATCCAATCCACGGCCGCCGATAACTGAGGTGGCTTAGTTGGACGTTGACGAAGCCATCAGGCTCCTTCAAGCACTGAAGGAGATGGAAGGCGGAGCAAAGCAGGTCAAGGCCGGCGCCACCAAAGCCGCCAAGTCTTCGAAGAAGATTGCCAAGAAGGTTAAGCGTGCGCCATCGGCTTACAACCAATACATGAAGAAGCAATTGGGCATCCTCAAGAAGAAGCATCCAAAGACGTCGCATACGGTTCTCTTCAAGAGAGCTGCAAAGTCTTGGAAGCGATCGCCAGAACGTAAGAGGTCGATGAAATGAAGACGTTGACAAAAGAGCATCTACTCTTAGCAGCCGTTCAAGATGCGCCCGACATTTACTCGGTGGGACCTGGATCCATTGGTTGGCGCTCGTTGGCGCCACGTGTATTTGTGTCTGACACATACTTTGACTTGGCCGGTATGGCGCAACGTGAGAAGACAATGTTCTTCGAAGGCGCAGCCGTTCAAGAAATGTTCAATCCCGAACACACTGGCGGCGCTGTTGGTGATGACGTCGTAGTGTTTGACATCATGACGTCTGAACCAATGAGCGATGCTGAATTGCTTGGTTTCGCTGCCGCCGGCAATTTCGCAAACTCGTCAGCAGGCCTTGGATACCAGGAGACAATTTACGGACGGATTCGACATTACATCATTGACCTGGACACCGCCGCTTGGGGTGCGTTCATGCTGGCGTCGGACAATCAAATCGGTTCTCTTGAATCCACGGCATCAGACAGGATCTACAGTTACAGGATTTTGAACATCACGGGCGGCACGGTGGCGACCCAAGTCAACTTGTACTATGGCCGACACATCATCCGTGCCGAGGCCAAAGAAGAAGCGGAGTATCAATACCTCATGCGACTTCGACGTTCGTACGAGCTGCAACAATCACACGACGAGGATTGAGGGCCATGGACGATTGGTACTACGCTCCCTGGCAATATGAACTCCGGGAGCATTTGCCAACTGGCCCCGGCCCACTCTTCAGAGGCGCACGTTCTCTTCGCATTCCTGATCCCATCACTACGACGGTCTTGGCTGGTGCTTACTTTCTCGCTTATGCACCACTGGTTCAACCTTCCCCGCCAGCCAAGACACCTGATGCATTCCCCATCTACAACGTTGGGAGGTTTGTCGTATGACTGAAGAAACTGCAATTGAAGAATCGAAATCCGCAACTCGAACGCAACGCTTTGCCACGTGGCTCATGGAACGTGAAGAAGCACGTGAGGAAAAGGAGTCAAACCTCGAAGGGCTCGTCCGTCTGAACGTCCTCGTTTCGTTTCTTACTCTCGGCCTCGTCGGTGGGTTTGAAACTGTTCAACTTGCTATCACAATGATCCCCTACTTGTAGAGCTGCATTCAGAGAACACCACCAGTTCTCAAGCAACCATGCCGCTGGGGCGTGGAATTCGTCGGACTTCATCGTGTCCAACGTGCCGTTAATCATGTCCATCACGGTCTCGATGAGAACTCGAGCCTTTTCGTTCATGAATCCACGTCCTCGTCGGGTTCGGTGAACCAACATTCGTCGCAAATGTATGGTGTTTCGTGGTCGTCCTCGCCATCGAGCGCACCGCATCGAGGACAATACGCCATCAGGCGCACCGGCCGTTGAAGTGATCGTGCGCTGAGCAGTTCCCGTCGCATGACTTTCGCACGTCGGCGTAATCTGGCCATTGCTTCGGTTCGATGAATTCCCACCATTGGCTGCACTTGCCGCATCGAAGGCCACGGATTACGCCGTCGCCACGTCGTGCGTGCCAAGGAACGACGTTGTAAATCGGTTTTGAATCGGGTTCGGGCATGGCATTGGCCGGACGTCCGAGGGTCTTGCCGCAATCGCAGAAGAACGTGTTGACCTTGGCCATCAGAAACGCCCCCAGCAGATTGGACAGCGGCCGTTCTTGTGCAACGGGTTGCATTTGTCTTTCGTTTCACCCCACACACGAGCGCCAAACGGCGCAATGTGGAGGTGCTCGTCGCCGTCTTTGGGTGATGATGACGCTTCCGAAGCGTATCTGACCAAGCATTGCCGTACAAAACGGCTAAAGTTTGGCATTCGGTCAGCAATTTTGGCAGTATCCTCGTCGAGGCTGATGGTCTTGTTTGTCCCCATAAATCACCCGAAGCGGTTTCACTATAAGTATGTATTCATATGTATGTCGTGCAGTATAGTATCAACATCTTGGGCCTGCAAAGCATCAAGCCGTCCGACTTAAGGAATGAAGATTAAGGTGCTGGTTGGATTAATGCACTTGGTGTAGTTTATACACTATGACAAAATGTCAACAAATGGTCGGGGGAGCCGGCCCTTCGACTTGACGTAAGAGACAACCCCCGACCACCCCAAAAGAAGTGATTACAATGGCAACCAAGAA